TGTTCACCCCAATGCGGCGGTGATGACCGCCGCATTGGGGTGAACATGGATCGTGATGCCGGGGTACTTTTCGGCCTCGACGCCCAGCTGAATAGGGTCGATGATCGCGCCCGCCGAAAGGACGACGTCCGGAGCGAAGTCCTCGTTGTGGAGAAGGTAGGACGCTACGGCGAACGTGGGCAGCTGTTTCAGGACGTGCTTTTCGCTGCCGTGGTAAAACGTGTGACCAGAGTTCGGACCGGCATTGCTGACGACAGTGTCGAAAACGATACCCCGCTCCATGGCCCTGAGTGCCAGCCAAGCGGCCAGCACCCCCTTGCCCGTGGAGCCGTATTGACCATCGACCAGAACGTGAGCTCCGGTCGCTTCGAACAAGGGGACGCTGTGCATTTGTCGTGTCCTTACGCGTTGATGTTGGTGTGAACGGTCTTGCCGCTTATTGGCGGGAACTCTTTTTCGAGCTCGTCCCCCACCGATTTGGAAGCGTCTGGGTCGGGCAAGGTGAGCATGCCCGCCAAGGCGAGGTAGCCGATGCCGTCGACGAAGTTGTCAGCGTTCATCGGGTCGCCGTAAGAGGTGCGGCACGACTTGAGGTCGGCCATGAACTGCGCCACGTCAGCCGGGTTGAGCAGAGCATCGCTGCCGTGAATGGCGCGCTTGTGGGCGATACGCACGTTCCAGAGGTCGGCGATCATCTGGAAGCTGTTTTCAACCGACCCGTGGACGCCGGGGCGGTCTTTCAGGACTGTCTTGGCCGCTTGGGTGATGAGGTCACCGGCAACGCGTTTGTTGTCACTCATAATTCCATCCTTTCGTGGTAGTATCGCTTGAACAAATCCACTATGTGTTCGCCATCCCGCTGCTTTACGCAGTCGACAATGTGCACGATTTTGGCGAACTTGTGCAGGTAGTGGACACCCGCCTTTACCCCCAACATTGTGGGAATCACGTGCTTCGGCGAAAGGGACAGCCGGTCAAGCTCAACCCATTGCCGAAGTCGGGGCTTGAATTGCAGCCCGTCGACAATCTTAGCCTCGGTGAAGAAAGCCGGATAGCCGCGAGGTATCAGTATCATATCGGGGAAACCGACATAGAACTGATCCTCGAAGCGGCGCGCATAATGCCCACCCTCCTGGAAGGCGTCGACAATCGCGTTCTTAGCTTTCGCTTCCGGCTTCATCGCGTATCCTCTACCTCCGTTTTCCTGTCCCACCACCACTGCGAGACTTCGATTTGGAAATTGCCGTGGCCGTCCGGGTCACCGATACCGTCCATGCCGCCGAGTATCTGAGAAAACGGCACGAAATAGCGGCCACCGAGCGTAAGTTCCATAAGGTACGATTTCGGTGCTTTGTGCTCAATTTTCCCCTCAATCGCCACGGTTGGGTCATTAGGCCGGACTACCATCCCCTACACCTCCACTTTACCACGGAGCTCAACCGGTGTCAACCCCTCTTCGAACGCGTAATGGTCGATGAAGAATCTGCGGTGCCGGTTGCCCTTTACCCAGTAGGTGTCACGCCCCGACACAAAGTTGACTCGCGACCCGTTGTCGAACACAATCCACATGTCTGTCAGGCGCACTTTGGCGAACTCGCCAAGCGGCTGAACGATGTGGGCCGCGTATTGCATGTGATGCCGCGCTGTGTGAAGGGAGTCGCTGATGTGGACCACGCTTGTGTCTGGCTCGGATATCGCCGCCATAACAGCCCGCATGATGCTGTGGAACGACTTACCTTTCGGACGAATCGAGTTGCCTAGATTTGCCATCCCATCTTATCCTTGATCTTGGGGCCGTACGACGCGTCCGACCAGTTGCGAGCGGAGCCCACCTCGAAAGGAATGGGCAGGCGGAGGTTGAACTGCGGCTCGTGCGGCACGTTCTCCATTACGCGCACCAACTCCTTGGGGGAGTGGGCCGGGTCGCGCTGCCACATAACGGAGTCGTGAATGGACAGTAGGATTTGAACCAAGTCGGGGTAGGCGTCCTCGTACTGGCAGGCGCGCAGAATGCACGTCTTGATATGGTCGCCGCCGCTGTTCTGGATCACGCGCGACACGCCCTTGTACGCCCACTTGCTCGTCTCCAGCCTCGCTTTTCGGCCTAGGATCGAGCGAACATAACCCCGGCTCTCGAATACACTGACCACGTCCTTTTGGAACTGGCCGATCGCGGGGAACGCCTCGTAGAGGAACTTTTGCCGCAGCGCCGAGGCTTCCTTGACGCTGATGCGCAGATGGCCAGCCAGCGCCCTGGGGTACATCATCGAAAGGATGCCCATGGCCATGCGCTTGGCCTTATCGTACTCCTGCCCGTCGAACATCATGTCGTTGGCGCGATGGTGGACCGAGAAGGACGGGTCGGTGTTGTAGCCGTGAAGCAGCGCCTCGTCTTCACTGTAATGGGCAAAGAAGCGCGGCTCCTGCTGCATCGCATCGCCTTCCTCCAGCAACATACCGTCATCAGCAATGACTAGGCGGCGCACGACCTTGCCGACCTGCTTGTTGCGCTTGGGGAACGCCTGGAGATTGGGGACCGAGCAGGAGAGGCGGGAACCAGCAACGCCGTATTCGTCGGATTTGGACTGATTGAGCGTGGCGTGAACCCGCCCAGCGATGTTGTTGGTGACGGCGAGCGGGGCGATAAAGCTGTCGCGCGCCTTTTCCAGACGGCGAACGCCGAGGATGCTGCTGCCGATCTCATTAGTTTCGAGCCAGCTTTCGGTGAAGGAAACCTTGCCGGTATCCGTGCGATCGAAGGAGTCGTCGCCGTAGCCGTTGGCCCGATACAGCGCCTCGACTTCCTTGGGGGACCGGACGTTGAAACCCGCCGAAAATACGGAACTGGCTTCCTTGATCTGATCCTTGAGGTCGTCCTCCACCCTTTCGGCGTAGTCGGCGTCAATTCGGATTCCGCGTCTGTGCATGCGGGCGAGGTAGGGCAGGAGGTCGCACTCCAGCTGCCACGGAACCCTCAGCTGTTCTTGGTCGAGCAGCACGTTCTGTGACGACCACAACTCCAACGTCGACACGCCGTCACCCGTGGCGTAGTCCACCACTTCGAATTGGTCCCCCGGCATCCGCCAGAAGTTAGCCATCTGTTTGCGATCGGGGATTCCGCCGAACCTCTCAGCGATAGCGCGGTAGAGCTCGTCGCCCTTCTTGGCGGTGACTTGGTGTCTGCGGCAACAGTCGTCGAGGCCGTAACCGATGGTCCGGTCGTCGATCAGACCTTCATTGATCAACGTGTCTTCGAGGGGGCTTTGGGGCCAGACGTTGTGCCACGCCGACATGCGCAGATCGAAGCCAAGGTTGTGACCGACCGTGCGAAGGCCGAGACGCCCGCGCTCTTGAAACGCCGCGTTGAGCTCCTGCTCGAATTCCTCGACGAACGGAATGTTGCCGCCGCCCTCGTGGCGGACCGGAATGTAAAGGGAGTGCGAGTGATCGGTGATGACATACCCGCAGATGAAGGCAACGCCGTGGACAAGGCCGGAAGTTTCGGTGTCATAGGCGATCACCTTACTTTCCCGCACGATCATCAGCGCTAGTTCGGGGTCAATTGCGTCGAGATAGTCACTCATCTTCTGGTATCCCATTCTCTTTCATCAGATGGCGGGTCATCGCTATCTCCTGGAGCTTCCTTGAAGCTTTCTTACTGTAGTTGTTTTCGAGGCCCCTGTATGTGCGAAACTGATCGCGGAGCCTGCGCAACTTGGCGTTGGCTAGCTTCACGCTTTTGAGGACATTGGCACCGCCTACCTCAGCCATGTGTTGCCCACCTCGTCGACCTCGATGCGGTCTGCGCACTGTTGCTTGATGTAGGCGATTGCCGCCTCGCGATTGGTGGGAAGCCCAGCTGCCCGCCGCTGCTCAGGAGACATACCAGAGAACTTGAAGCGTTCTTTCGCCTTAGACTTCGCGTCTACGATGCGTTCCACCTCGTGGAAAACCCAGATGGTGAGCCACTTTTCGAGCGGCGTGTTTATGGGGTACATTGCCATGATTACCTCCGAAAGGAGTGGGGCAGGAAAGAGATGCGACTA